TCAAACAACGATCGCGGCCTCGGCCGCAAGGCCGAGCGCCACCACCTGCCCCTTCTGCCGCACCCGCACCGACAACAGGCTCTGCCGCGCGCCGAAATCCGCGATTTCCAGCGCGAGCGGATAGGCAAAGTCCGGGCCGGTCGTTTCGCCCGAGCGCACGACCTGCGCGCCCGACAGGATCTCGACACGGTAGGCTTCCTGCGGCTCGTCGAGCGGGATGTCCCCGTCGCGCCAGGCGTCGGCCGCAGCGCGCGCGCACCGGATCCAGCGCAGCGTCAGGTTGCCCTCCGCATCCCGCCGGGCGGCGATGTGCACAGGCGCGAGCGGCGTTTCCGCCCGGAGCCCGCCGGCAAAGGTGACGGTGCGCCCCACGTCGGTTGGCCGGCCCTGCGCCTCGACGCGCCAGTTGAGCAGCTGTCCCGCCTCCGCGCCCGTCAGCCCGAGCGGCTGCACGGCCGCGTCGAGCATCATCACCGCCGTGCCCGCCTCCGCGCCCGCGGCCTGCGCGTCGGTCGATCCGGCAAGCCCGCGCAGCAGGCGCTGCAAGCGCCACCGACCGGGCGCAATCTCCTCGGCGCGACCGAAGCCGAGCACCTCCCAGGCGCCGTTGCGCGACAGGACGGCCAGGCGGTTTTCGCCCCCGAACAGCGCGAGGTCGCTGAGCGAGGTCAGTTCGCCGGCATGGAGATCCAGCACCACGGCCTGCGCACGGTCGAACCGGCCGGACACGCCGGGGCCAAGCGCCTCGACCAGCGTGCCCATGCGCGCCGGCTGCGCCAGCGACAGCCGCGCCGTGTAGCCTTCGCGCGTCGGCGAGGACGACAGCGTCACCGGCGTCCACGGCCGCGCAAACACCGCCGCCCGTGCAAAGCTTGCCGCATCCCCCTCCGCATAGCGCGGCAGATCCATCAGCTGCACCAGCGGCGCAAAGGCCTCGGACGCGCTGTGGCCAACGGCGGGCGTGCACGGCGACGGCACGAACCGGCTGCAGCCGCCGGGCACGATGCCCCGCGCCTCCGCCCGCCGCACGTCGCCATCATCGATCCGCTCGATGAGGAACGGGCCGGTCGGCCCGTCCGCCAGGATCACGATGTCTCCCGGCGTCGGGCCCAGTGCATTCGGCGGCAGCGAAAAGCTGACCTGCCGTCGGCCGGCCTGATGGTCGCGCAGGGCCGCCTCCACGGCGTCGATCGCCGCCGCCTCGTGCAGCGCCCCCGGCAGCGACAGCCGCAGGATGCGCTCGCTGCCGGGGGCCGCCCTGCGCGACCGGGCGGTCGTCCGGCGATAGTCGCTCGACGGGTCGAGATGATCGAGCACCGCCTCGCGGGCATAGTCGCCGGCATCGCCGCGAAGCTCCAGCGTCAGCGGTGCGTCCTTCACCTCCGCAAGCGTGTCGAGCCGCACCGGCGGGCCGGCCTGCAGCAGCCGCGAGCGAAAGACGAGCCTCCCGTTTTGCTCGACCGCATCGATTCCGCCCGCCGCCATCAGCGGCTCGAGCAGATCGCGCGCCGACATCTGCTCGGCCTGCACATAGCCGCCGAGATCGCCGCAGACGAGCGTCGCGTCGCCGTCGTCAAAGTGGTGATCGGACAGGATGGCCGCGATCGTATCGGCCATCGTCGCCGTGCCCAGCCGGCCGTTCAGCCAGTGGCCCGTCTGCCAGGCGCGGCCGTCCGCCCAGGTCGCGAGGTCGCCGGGAAAGGCCGGCTGCGGCCGCGCATCCCAGGTCCAGAGGAACATGTGGTCGGGGTCGACCCCGCTTGGCGCGTCGGCCGCCTGCCAGAGGTCGAGCTGCGCCTCCAGACACCGGCGCTGGATGGCGTCGCTGCGGCCGCCGCCGGAAAAATACGGCACCGCGCTCTCGGACGACTTCGGATCGGAGAAGACGTTCGGCTGGTTTGCACCCTTGTCGATGGCAGGGCAGCCCGTCTCGGTGAACCATACCGGCTTCATGCGCGGCGTCCAGGACGTCGGCGTCGCCTGCTCGACGCCGGCCCTGCGCGCGTGATGCGCGTTCGCCCACCAGCTGCCGATATCCTTGGCCCGAAACATCCAGGGCTTGCCCGCAGAGCCGTCGGTGATCGGCGTGCGTCGGCGGGCGGCACGATCGGCCGGGGTGGCGTAGAACCAGTCGAAGTCTTCCCCGCCCACGGTCATCGCCCGGAACGCCGCCCCGTCCTCCGGTGTCCGCTGGCCGTCCGGATTGCCGTTTTCGACGTCCTCGTCCCGCCAGTCCGACAGCGGCACGTAGGTGTCGATGCCCACCGCGTCGATGTCGGGCGACGCCCAGAGCGGGTCGAGCGGGAAGTGCACGTCGCCCGATCCGTCGTCCGGCTGAAACGCGGCATATTCGCTCCAGTCGGCGGCATAGGTCAGCCGCGTCGCCGGCCCCACCACGCCGCGCACGTCCCGCGCCAGCGCGACCAGCGCCTCGACGAAGGGAAACCCTCCCGTCCCGTCGCGCAGCGTCGTCAATCCGCGCAGTTCCGACCCGAGGATGAACCCGTCCACCCCGCCTGCGTCCCGCGCCAGCCGGGCATGGTGCAGCACGAAGGCGCGATATCGCCCGTCGTCGTTTCCCGCAGCCGTCGCACTGCCGCAGAAGGCGGCGATCTCGGTCCGCACGGCCGGCGTGTTGTCGCTGCTGCCCGGCCGGCCCGGGGCTTCATCGGCGGTGATCCGGCCGCGCCAGGGATAGGCGGGCTGATGCAGGCCGCCATAGGGATCCGGCACGCCATTATCGGCGGCAATGTCCATCATCACGAAGGGATACAGAAACACCGCGAGCCCGCGGGCCTTGAGGTCGGCGATGGCGGCGATCACGCTCTGGTCGGAGGGCGTCCCGCCATAGGCCGGCCCTCCGCCTGAGACCAGTCCGCCGCCAGACACCAGTCCCCCGCCAGAAACCTGTCCGCCGTTGCGGCTGACGAGATGCGCATCGGCGCGCGCGATCCCGGCGACTGACCACGGACGCGTCTCGACGCCGCGGTCGCGCGTTTCCACCCCCGGCAGGATCCGGCACGCCCCGGCGCGCAGGTCCGTGCCGAACCAGGAAACGACCAGCGCCACGCGCTTCAGGTTCGGGCAGAGGGCCTGCAGCTCGTCGAGCGAGGCCTGCCAGTCCGTCTCGCCATGAAAGACGTGGCGGTTGAGGATGCGGGCTTCGCCCGGTCCGGTTTCTTCGCGCACCGGCGCCGGGTCGTAGCCGTGTTCGGTCGCGCCGGGAATGAGGGTCACCGCCCGGATCTGGCGTTCCAGACGGCCGACGGCGCGGATCACCTCGACATGCAGCAGCGGAATGCGGTTGCCATAGCCGCCGAGCGGCAGGCGCTCGAACACGAGATAGGCCAGGCCGCGATAGGCCGGGGTCTCGCCGGACGCCTGTTTCGCCGCGATCAGCGGATCGGGCGCCTGCGTCTCGGTGCCGGTATGGACGCGCATCTCGACCGTCGACAGGTCGAGTTCGCGTCCGTCGGCCCAGACGCGCCGGATGCCGGCGATCGGGCCGTCGCAGAGGCCGAGCGCGAAATTTGCGAAATAGCGGAACGTCTCGACGCGCGGCCCGCTCGCCTTGCCGCCCTGTCGCTCGCGATGCACCTCTTCCTCGAAGCGCGTCGCCCAGATCAGCGTTCCGCCGATCCGCAGCGTGCCGTAGACGCGCGGAATGGCCGTGCCCTCCTCGGCGCCGGGCACCCGGGCGTCGCCGAGCCGTGCGCCGGTCACCGTCGTCATGCCGTTGAGCACCGAGCGGTCGATGATCGAGCCCGCCAACGCGCCTGCGGCGCGCCCGACGATCGCGCCGACCGGTCCGAACACGCTGCCGATCGCGGCGCCCGCCGCCTGCAGGAGAATGGTCGCCATGGCTACAGTCCCTCGGGAAAGCGGAAGACGCCGGCCATGCGCCGTCGCCAGGACGGCACCAGCGGCGACTCCACGACGCTGGCCTGCTCGTAGGCGTGAATGAAGCGCGCGGCACCGGCATGAAGCGGGTCTTCGGCTTGGCTGAGGATGCCCGCATGCTTGGCCGGCATGCCGAGCCGCCATCGAAAGAGGATGAGATCGCCCGGCCGCATCGCCCCGGGGTCGATCGGCGGGCCCATCGCGCGTGTCGCCGCCGCCCACAGCCGGTCCTCGCCGCTGCGCTCCGCCCAGTCCGGCCGGTAGGGCGGCGGCGTCTCGGGTTCCTGCCCGTGGATCTCGCGCCAGACGCCGCGCACCAGCCCGAGGCAGTCGCAGCCGACCCCCTTCAGGCTCGCCTGATGCCGGTAGGGCGTCCCGAGCCAGCCGCGTGCAGCGGCGAGCACGCGCTGCCGCATGGCCTCGCCGGAACTGTCGTCACGCAAACAGCGGTCGTCCGTCATGCACCGTCTCCCCATCCGCATAGCCATAGGAAAAGTCGCTGCCCGGCATGTGCGGGAAGCCGCGAAAGTTGAGCGTGTTTGCAAACCGGTCGCGGCAGGTGGCGAAGCTCTTGTCGCAGCCCATCGTCACGGTGAAGGTGTCGCCGGCCGACAGCGGCAGCGGCGGCGGCAGCCAGAGGGTCAAAAGCGCCGTGCTCGCGTCGGGTCCCGCGACCGCGTGATCCTGGACATCGGTGCTCCACCCGGCATTCGCCCCGCTCGTCATGCGCAGCAGCCCGTACCGATAGGCACCGGCAGCGGCAAAGAGGCCCGACACATGCAGCACCACGTCGCCGGCGCGCGCGCGGATCGTGCCCGCTTCGCTGCGCCCGGCGAGGCTTGCGCCACAACGCGCATCGCCGAAGGCCGCGTCGCAGCGACGCCCGTAGCTGCGGCCCTTCACCTCGCCCAGCCGGTGCGTCAGGCTGCGAAGCTCCGCGCGAAAGGCGCCGCCCGCCCGCGTGACCTCGCCGATCTCCTGCACGGTCAGGCGCACATGCTGGTCCGGCGCCTGCCAGTTGACGAGAAACTGCTCGACGCGCGCGCCGTCATAGCGCCCGGCCGCCACGTCGGCGTCGCTGATCGCAACGCTCGAGAAACCGCCCGTCACCTCGCCGGCATCCGCCGCCAGTCCGGAAGACGCTTCGCTCTCGCTCGCCCGAAAGCCGCTTGCCGCCAGAAACCCGGTGCCGTCGAACGCTAGGTCGCGATCGTGCTCGGTAAAGCCGAGGACCGTGCCGTCGCGACGGGTGACCCGCCAGGCATGGCAGACGGTCGTCGCATCGCCGGCCAGATGCGCCGCCAGCGCTTCGGAAATGTCTCTCATGGCCGGATCTCCACCAGCGGAATGTTCGGGATGCGCCCCGCGCGGAACTGGGCGAGATCGACATCGATCCGGTCGGTGTCGAAGCGGACGGGAACGTCGAATTCGAAGCCGGCCCGCACGACGGCTCCGGCCGGGGGCACATGGCCAGGCGCAAAGGTCACGATGCCCGTGGCCGCATCGAGCGACACGCGCTCGAAGGGGATCGCCGTGCCGTCCACCGAAACCAGCAGCGTGCCCGCCACCGGCTTGCCGATCTCGCGCACGGTGCCGCCACCGGCATCCGCATAGGTCTTGACGAGCGGGAAGCCTGCCGTCTGCCCGTCGCCGGTGCCGATTACCTGATCGCGCGCCGTCACCGCCTGGCCCGGCGAGCCGGAGCGGAAGTCGAGCGGATCGCGGAAGCGGAAGCCGTGCAGCTGCCCGGAGCGGGCCTCGAAGAAAGCGACGACCGCGTAGAGATCGTCGATCGAGCGGATGCCGGATCCCGCATCATAATGCCTGCGCGCAGCGCTCCAGCGGTTGTTGCGGGTCTCCCGGCCGTTGGAGAGGCTGACGATGTCGGTGCGCCGCACCCGAGCGCCAGCCGCAGGGGAAAGCGCACCTCGTGAAAGCCCTGGTCCATGGCTGGTCCTCTTCAGGGTTCGGGTTTCCAGACGTTACCCCGCCTCGACGAAGGGCGGCGTCAAACGCCGCGCCGCCCGCGCCCGACGGTGCGGGTCAACATGGCGGCGATCTGCCCTTCGGAGCGGCGAAAACTGTCGGCATCGCTCGCCGTCACGTTGAAGACGACGTTTGGCGGCGCGCCGGCGCTCGTGTCGCCCCCCGCCCGCAGGCCCGCGCCGGCCGCGGCAACGGCGGCGTCCGTACCGGCGGGGGCACCGCCCTGCGCCGACAGGGATGAAAGAAACCGCGGCGTCGCGAGGCCGCCATGGTCTGAAAAGGGCGCCACGCCGCGTGCCGGGGACGCGTTGCCCGCGGTCGGCACAAGCCCCTCGAGGACCGAGCCGATCCCCGCGGACACCGCATTCTCGAGCGGTTTCAGCCCGGCCGACAGCGCGATGTCGACCAGCCGGAGACCGGCGCTCTTCAGGATGTCGTCGAGCCCTTTTCCCCCGCGCACCGCGCTCGTGAGCGCGCTGGTCATCGCCGCGCCGAAGCGCCCGGCGCTCTGCTCGAGATCGGAGAGCACCGCGTCCAGCGCCTTGCCCTCCGCGATCATCGCGGGAAAATCCCCGGTTTTATCCCCACCATCCGCCATGCCTGCCTCCAGTGTTCGCGGTTGCCGTCACACGGCATCGTCGGGAAATTCCCGCATCATCCGGGCGAGCCCCGCCCGGTCGGGGGCGGCCCCGCTTTGCGCCGAAAGGCCGAGGGCCGAGGCCAGTTCGCGCGGGGTCATCCGCCAGAAGTCGGGGGCCGGCAGCCGCAGACGCGAAAGGCCGGCCTCCATGGCCGCCTCCCAGGGAAAAGGCGCCGGTCCCGCCTTTTCCGCGCCGTCTGCGGCCGTCAGGGGTCCGGCCGGACCGGTGTGTCCGCATCGCTCCCGAATGCCGCGGCGAGAAGGTCGCCCGCAAGGCGCGCCAGGCCGGCAAGCCCGCCCGCGACGCTCATGCCGGCCACGTCTTCGTCGGAGACGATGTTGCCGCCGCCGCGCAGACCGGCGCCAAGGATCACGATCAGATCCTCCGCCTTCAGCCCGCCGGCCGAAAAGCGGCGCGCCAGTCCCGCCAGGCTGTCGGCGGCAAAGGCGGTCTCGAGTTCGGCAAGGCTGCCGAGCGTCAGGCAGAGAATGCGGCGTTCGCCGTCGATGATGGCCTCGACTTCGCCCCGGTGCCGGTTCGCGCGCCCGGTCGCGCCTGTCGCGCGGGGGCGCATCAGGCGGCCACGAAGGTCAGCGGGCCGGCCGATTCCAGCGCCGCCTCGAACTGCACCTCGCCCCGGTGGTCGCCGGAATAGGCCAGCGTGGTCAGCTGGAAGAGGCCGCTGACCGTGCCGAAATCCGGGATGATCACCTGCCAGGCGACGATTGCGCCGGCAAAGAAGGTGGCGCGCACCAGCGCATCGGACGCCTGGTCCTTGAAAAGGCCGGCACCGGAGATCGAGGCGCGCTGGACGCCCGCACCGCCGAGAAGCTCGCGCCAGCGCCCCGTCGATTCGGCGTCGGTCACGTCGACGGTCTCCGCATCGAATGCCAACCGCTTGGACCGCAGCCCGGCAACGGTGGTAAAGCCGCCGCCGCTCTCGATCTTCAACAGGATGTCCTTGCCCTTCTGCGCCACCATCGGCTGATCCCTTCCTTTTGGTTCTGTCGCTGCCGTCCGGCCCGGCATGGCCGAGCACGTCGGCGTTCCGTCATCGGATCTCGTCCATCGGCTCCGTCACGGCCCGGAACCGCATCGCCGCCACATGCCCGCGCGCCTCGGCGTCGCGCGCCGTGCGGGTGCCCTCGTGCCGCAGGTTCACCAGGTGATGGCCGGACAGGAGAAGACCCGCATCGTCCAGGAGCGCCCGCACCCGGGCGGCAATCTCCTGCACGCCGCGATGTCCGCCCTCGCCCCCGCGCACCTCGATCGCCATGTCGTGCGCCTCGCCCGGTTCACTGGCCGTCGACCAGTCGCGGCTCTCGATGCCGGCGAGCCGCAGGTAGGGATGCGCCGGATCGTCCAGCAGCCGGTCGTGAATGCCGCCCGGCCCGAGCATGGCCGACAGCGCGGCATCACCCGAGAGCGCCGTAAAGACCGCCGCCTGCAGGGCGTTCGCCGCGCTTGTTTCCCGCCCGCTCATGCGCGCGCCTCCCGGCAGCGGCAGACGAGGTAGCGCCGCGTCTCGTCCGGATCGAAGGCCGAGAGCACGACCAAAAGCCGCGTCCCCTTGCGAAAGCGCATGCCGGGCGTGACCCCGGTGCGGTGGCGGATCCAGACGTCATGCTCGACATCCACCACCCTCTCGTCGCGCCGGTCGACGATCAGCGCCACGCGCGGCTCGATCAGCGCCCAGAGCGGTCCGGTCGGCACGAAGGTCCGCGACATGCCGCCTTGTCCGTCCGGCGTCTCCACCGGCACCTCCAGGTTCATCCGCGCCGTCATCCGGCCGGGGTCGATCGTGTCGGTGCGCATGGTCAGAGCCTCATCCGGCGAAAGGGCGCGACCAGGCGGTCGTAGCCGGCCGGCACCTCCGCCGGCTGGTCGCCCGGCGAAACCGCGCCGCGATAGGCATGGAGCAGCGCCAGATGCAGGAGCAGTGCGCGCTTCAGCGACGCCGGCACCTCTGCGCCCGTCATGCCGAAGCCGGCGGTGAAATCGATCTCGATGCCGTTGATCGCCCGGGCCGTCTGCGGCGCTTCCGGCAGGAACAGGCGGGCGGGACACGCCCGGCCGTCGAGGACGAAGCCGGTCATGTCGGCCTCGAACGGCGCGCCCAGCGCGTCATATCCGGTGATCGTCTCGACGCTGCTGACCGGCCCGCGCCCGATCTCCAGCACGCGGCCCTCCGGCCAGTCGTCGAGATAGAGGCGGAAGGCGCGGGCGATCAGCACGAGGCCGGTCGTCCGCTCCAGGTGTTCGCGCACGGTCGTGATGAGGTCGGCGATCAGCGGATCGTCGGCGGCATCGTCCACGCGCAGGTGCGCCCGCGCTTCGGCAAGCGTCAGCGGCTCGCCCGCGGGCGGCGCCAGTTCGGCAAGGGTCATGGACATCTCCGGTTGGAAGGGACGTGTGGCATGGGCGGCGGGCTCTGCCGCCGCCGCGGCGCGGTCCCGGTCAGTTGACCGCGAACTTCACCAGCTTGATCGCCTCGAAGTTCTGCACCCCGCCGCCGACGCGCTTGGTGGTGTAGAAGAGGACGTAGGGCTTGGCGGAATAGGGATCGCGCAGGATGCGCACGCCCGTGCGGTCCACCACGAGATAGCCCGCCTGGAAATCGCCGAAGGCGATCGCCGTGCCGCCGCTGGTCATGTCCGGCATGTCTTCCGCTTCGGCCACGGGGAAGCCGAGGAGCGAGGCCGCCTGCCCGACCGTTGCGGGCGGCTGCCACAGATAGTTGCCGTCGGCATCCTTCAGTTTGCGGATCTCGGCCTGCGTCTTGCGGTTCATCACGAAGCTCGCCTTCTGCCGGTGCCCGGCCTTCAGCGCGTAGATCGTGTCGATCAGCACGTCGGAGGGGCCGCTCGGCCGGAAGCCGTTGAGAAGGCCGGTCGCGATATAGCCGAGGCTGCCCCAGCCCCAGTTGGCGTCCGCCACCTGGCCGTAGCTCAGAAACCCCTTCGGCTTGTTGATGCCGTCGCCGCTGACGAAGGCGGTGCCTTCCTGTTCGCTGAAGGCGATGTCGACCTCGTCGGCGATCCAGCTTTCGACATCCACGGCCGCATCGTCCAGAAGCGCCGCCGTGGCCGCCGGCATGGCGTAGAGTTCCATGGTCGGAAAGGTCAACTCCGACAGCTGCGGCGTTGCGGTCTGCGGCCGCGCGGCGGTTTCCGAAACCCAGCCGGAGGCGAGGCCCGCCACGGCGAAGGGCTTTTTCAGCACGCTGCCCGACACCTGCCGCACGGTCGACAGCGCGCGGATCGGCGAGATCACCTGCAGCCGGCGGCCGATTTCCGTGTCGGTCTGGGCGGGCACCAGATAGCCGCCGTCGCTCGCCGAGCCGATCGAGAACGCCTTTTCTTCCAAGGCCCGCAATGCGCCTTCGTCGCCCCGGCGGATATAGCTGTCGAAGGCCGCCTTGTGCTCGGCCGCCTCGAAGCTCATCGCCTCGGCCTTGCCGCCGAGCGCCGGGCGCGCCTTCTTCAGGAGCATCTGGTCGAGCGCGCGCTTCTGCTCGTCCATCCCGCGCGCGATCCGATCCACCTTGTCGCGCGTCACGACATCGGCCGAGAGCTTGCTCTCGATCTCGCCCAGCCGCTGGTCGTTCGCTTCCTTGAAGACCTCGAAGGCGCCCATGAAGTCCTCGAAGGCCGAGGCCATGGTGTCCGGGATCGTCTTGATCTCGGGCGCCGTCCTGCCCGGTGCCGTCGTCACTGGATTGGTCATCGGAAAATATCCTTTCGTTCCACCATCATCCGGGCCGCCCGCCGCATCGTGCGCACGAGCTCCGTTTCCCTGTCGCGGAAGAACCGCGCATGCTTGACGTTCGAGACCCGCGCCGACGGCAACATCGGAAAGGTCACGACCGAGATTTCCCAGAGGTCGGCTTCGAGCACGCGGCGGACGCCGCTCTTGGCGTCGGTGCGCGCCTTCACGGTCTGGAAGCCGATGGAAAGCCCGTCGAGCGCGCCGCCCTTCATCAGCTGATGCACCTCGCGGGCCCGCGCCACGCCGGGAGACAGCCGCCCCTCGACGAACAGCCCGCGTCCGTCCTCGCGGATCGTCGTCCAGGTGCCGATCGGCTCGTTCGGATCGTGCTGGAACAGCATCCGCACGCCGCCCGCCCCCCGCTTGGCCAGGGAGTGCAGAAAGGCGCCGCGCTCGATCGTGTCCTTGCCGAGATCGATCTCGCCGAACACGCTGGCATAGCCCGAAAACCGCCCCTCGCCTGTCGCCCCGGCCAGCGTAAGCCCGACAACCGCCGTCGCCCGCCGGACCGCATATCGGTCAGTCGCCATGGAATTCTCCGATGCTGTGATGTGATGTGATTAAGGCCGTTTGCGCGACGGGCGTCGAAAGGCGGGGAGCGCCTCTTTGGACCCTTTGTCCTGTGGGCCCTCTTCCCGCTATGCCGTGCCCTGGGCGCCCTTGTCCGCTCTGCCGTGGCCTGAGGAGCGGCCGTCCGTTATTTCTGCCCGTAGCGCCGGGATATCCGAACGGCGGCGCCGAGCGCCCACCAGGCCATAAGGCTGGCCGCCGCCGATCCGGTCAGCAGCACCTCCGCACCGGACACGAGCCCGGAAATGCCCAGGCGCTCGACCGCCCAGACGCCGGTCGGCCCGCCGAACACCAGCCCGCAGACCGTGCCGGTCAGAAACCGCGACGCCGCTTCGTGCCGGCTGCGGGGCAGGAGGTAGATGAGCGACACCGCCGCCCCCGCCACCGCCCCGATCCCCCGCGCGATCCAGAGGTGAGACTCTTCCGCCATCGTCCTGTCCTTCCGTGTTGCGCTTCGTCCTGCCAACCACCGTGTGCCAGCCACCGTTCGCCAGCCACCGTTCACCAACCGGCCTTCGCCGGCTGGCGTTTGCACGCCTGCGATGGTCTCAGTATCCCACCGCCGCCCGCTTCTCCGCGTCGGTCAGGAAATCCGCCGCGCCGAGCCGCGCCCAGAGTTCGCTGCGCTCGCCGGCAAGCCCGCTCACCTGGTCGAGATCGGCGCCGAGCTGCAGCGGCGTGTCGAAGCGGTCGGAGAGAAAGGCGGAGAGCGCCGTCGCCGTGCGGTTGATCAGCGGCAGCACGGTCAGCCGATAGAAGGCGCGATGCGCCTCCTGGTAGTTCGCATAGGTGTTGTCGCCGGGAATGCCGAGCAGCATCGGCGGCACGCCGAACGCGAGCGCGATGTCGCGCGCCGCACCGTTCTTGGCCTCCACGAAGTCCATGTCCTTGGGCGAAAGGCCCATCGCCTTCCAGTCGAGCCCGCCCTCCAGCAGCAGCGGCCGTCCGGCCCGCATCGGCCCGCTATAGCCCTCGTCCAGCTCGCTCTTCAGGCGGTCGTACTGGTCGGGCGAGAGGTTGCCGCCCTCCTTCGGCTGGTAGACGAGCGCGCCGGAAGGCCGGGCGGAGTTGTCGAGCAGCGCCTTGTTCCAGGTCGCCGCCGCGTTGGACAGGTCGAGCGCCGTCTGCGCCGCCGCCAACGGCGGAAAGCCGAGATGGTCGTCGAGCGGGTGAAACAGCTTCAGGTGCAGGAGGGTCGTTCCCGCCGCATAGCGCCGGACGATGCCGCCCACGCGATATTCGTAGAACTCCGGCCAGCCGTCGCGCCCTTCGAGCACCCGCACCCGGTCGGGCCGCAGCAGGTGCAGCTCGCGGGTCTCGGTGCCGATCATCACCGCCTCGACATAGGCATTGCCCGACAGCAGCAGATGGCCATAGAGCGTTTCGAGAAAGTCCGCCGCCGCCATCTGGGCGTTCGGCCGCGTCAGAAGGCGCAGCACCGGATGGTCCGTCACCTCGCGTCCGGCGCGATAGACGAGCAGCGGCACGGCGGCGGCGGCCTCGGCGATCATCCGGACGGTCCGATAAGCCACCGGATTGCGCAGAAAGCCCTCTCGCGCCAGCGCGGCATAGGATCGGCCCGTCCAGTGCGCCCGCCCCTCCTGCGCGATCGCCACGAAACCGGCCGCCTTGCTTTCGCGCCCCGGCGCGGCGTCGGCCTCGGGTTTCGGCGGCGGCGCGGGGCGTCCGGCGTCCGTCGCAAAGCGGGGTCTTTTCAGGCCGAAGGGCATCTTCATGACGTGGCGATCCTTCTGAAGGAGGGGTGACCCGCAGCCTCGAGCGCCGCGTGATAGGCCCGGGCGTCGGCCGCGATCTCCACGGCCCGGTCCCGCCCGTTGATGATGCGCCGCGCCGCCACCCAGTCGGTGCGCGCGGCATGGAACATGTCGGCCAGCGACACGCCGGTGAAGGCGCCCGTCTCCATGCCGACGTAAAGGATCTCGACCGCCGTGCCGCGGTCCATGGCACGATCGGGGTCGGCCAGAAGGTCGATGCCGATCCGCCGCGACATCGTCTCGTAATTGCGCCGGTGCGTCAGCTGCACCAGCCCGCGGCCGAACCAGGCCTTGCCCTCCGCATCGCGCCGCCAATAGGGCACGCGCACCGCCGGCAACTGTCCCGCAGAGAAAGCCCGGTCCAGCCGGGCGATGGCCTGGGCATCGGTTGCCGCCATCGTCTCGCGCACAGGCTGCATTTTTCGCCCGGTTTCGTGCTGCACGGTTGCCAGGAGATAGGCAAGCCAGCGCCCGTCATACGGCACGGGATGCGCTGACCCCGATGGCCCGCCCGCCTGCCCCGTCTCCGACCGGTCGAGGATCGCGCCGATGCCGGTCACCTGGTCCGGGTCCAGATGCCCTGTAAACAGCGTCCGGCGGACGATGCGAAAGAAGATTGCCCGGTCCATGCATCCGTCCATGCATCCGTCCATGCTCTCGCTCCTTCTTCGGGCGATCCGCGCAGACGCCCGGTTGTCCCTGAAATCCAAGAATTCAATCGATTTAGAAAATCTAAATCGTTTAAATGCCCTAAGCCCATGATTTACTTTTCGTTTAGCATCTGCCAGCGTAAGCCCACGACAGGAGACCGACCACTTTGGGTCGAATTTTAAACAACAGGACGGAGAGACGGCATGACCTCGACCATGAAGACGCAGACCACCGTTCGCGAAACCATCCCGCCGCATCTCCTCAGCCGCATCGAAAACGAATGGCAGCAGATGCGCTCGGTCGCCGTTGGCGACCGCCGCACCGAGATCCGTCCGGAGAACCGTCCGTCGGCAGCGCCGGTGTCGTCCACGCGCGGCTAAGACGTCGCCTTCCGGAAAATTTTCGCGGAACCTTCGTGTCCAATGTGCGTTTTTGTCGCACTCAACCGTCGCGTTAAGGAGAGACCATGACCGTGAAGACGATTTCCCAGAGCCTTTTCGAACGCTTCGAGAACGAATGGCGCCAGATCCGCACCGCCGCGACCCAGCCCGCCAAGCCCCAGCCGGCGAGCGCCAAGTAGCGCCGGACAGGCGAAGACGACTGCAGGACATGATGAAGGAGGCGCACTTGGTGCGCCTCTTTTCGTTGATGGAGCGGTTTTGCCCGTCATTGCCCCTCATCCGCCTGCCGGCACCTTCTCACCGCGCGCGGGGCGAAGGGAGATGGAGGATAGCGCTCGCTCCAAGTCCCTTCTCCCCGCAGGCGGGGAGAAGGTGGCGGCAGCCGGATGAGGGGCCGTGACGGGCGAAACCGTTCCACCATCATCCGCCCCGCCCCGCGTCANGCGCGCGGGGCGAAGGGAGATGGAGGATAGCGCTCGCTCCAAGTCCCTTCTCCCCGCAGGCGGGGAGAAGGTGGCGGCAGCCGGATGAGGGGCCGTGATGGCATAACCGTTCCACCATCATCCGCCCGGAAACCGCGCCGCCTGAACCGATGCGCCGCTGTCCCACCCGGCAGCCGCACATGCACCTGGCCCTGCCTCTTCCTGACCTCACCGATCCTGTCCGCCCCTCATCCGCCTGCCGGCACCTTCTCCCCGCGCGCGGGGCGAAGGGAGATGGAGGATAGCGCTCGCTCCAAGTCCCTTCTCCCCGCAGGCGGGGAGAAGGTGGCGGCAGCCGGATGAGGGGCCGTNGCGCGCGGGGCGAAGGGAGATGGAGGATAGCGCTCGCTCCAAGTCCCTTCTCCCCGCAGGCGGGGAGAAGGTGGCGGCAGCCGGATGAGGGGCCGTGACGGCATAACCGTTCCACCATCATCCGCCCGGAAACCGCGCCGCCTGAACCGATGCGCCGCTGTCCCATCCGGCAGCCGCACATGCACCTGGCCCTGCCTCTTCCTGACCTCAGCGATCCTGTCCGCCCCTCATCCGCCTGCCGGCACCTTCTCCCCGCAGGCGGGGAGAAGGTGGCGGCAGCCGGATGAGGGGCCGTGACGGGCGAAACCGTTCCACCATCATCCGCCCCGCCCCGCGTCACACCATCCGCAAGCGCGGCTCGCCGCCGCCGTCCAGCATCAGCGCCGTCAGCGCCCAGACCAGCGCGTCCAGCCGGTCGGGCGAGCGTCCCGAGGAGAGCCCCTCGGCGCCGAAGTCGCACATCTGGTCCTCGAGCGCCGGAAAGGCGCCGGCATGGACCACGCGGCCCTGTTCGTAGAGCGCGGCGACGGGTTCGGCGCGCAGCCATTTGCCGCGGCTGGCGCGGACATTGGTGATCGGCAGGCGCGCATCGATCCCGCGCAGGACGGCGGCGACCATGTCACCGCCCTGGTTGATTTCGGCGACGATCCGGTCGGCATCGAAGCGGCGGAAGGCGCGCACCACCGCCGCCGCCCATCCGGCGGGGCTTGCGCCCTCCACCGAGCAATCGGCCAGCACCACGGCCCGTCCGCGGCCGTCGATGCCGGCAACCACGATGCCGCAGCAGCTGTCCGGCCCCGATCCGGCCGGCGGATCGACGGCCACGACGATGCGGCCAAGGGGCCCCGTCTCCCGCAGCGAGCCGCCGTCGCGCAGGGTCAGCGCCTCGATGGCCGCCCGGTTCCAGAGCGCATCCTCCCGGTCGGCGATCATTTCGCCGTCGAGTTCCTGCCGCCCGAGCCGCGTGCCGCCATAGCGGCCGTCCATCGCCCTCAGGAAGCCCGGCGCCAGATTGCCGGCATTGTCGGCCGTGCGGATGCGGCGGAGCACCGTGGCCGGGTCCGCGGCCAGCGCCTTGAGGATCGGGATCGGCCGTGGTGTCGTCGTCACCAGGATGCGCGGGTCGGCCCCCAGCCGCAGCGCGAACTGCAGCATGTCGAAGGTGGCCTGGGCATGCTTCCATTTTCCCAGTTCGTCGCACCAGGCATAGTCGAATTGCGGCCCGCGCAGGCTTTCCGGATCTTCCGAGGAGAAGATCTGGGCGATCGTGCCGTTCGGCCACACAAGCCGGCGGCGCGAGACCTCGAACTCCGGGCGGTGCCGCGTTGCCACCCGGCAGATGCCGGAGACGCCGTCGATCATCACCTCGCGCGCATCGCCGAGCGTCTCCGCCACCAGCGCGATCCGAAGCCCCGGCCGGGCGCCGGGCGCGGTCGCCAGGTCATGGACCCAGTGCGCGCCCGCTCGCGTCTTGCCGGAACCGCGGCCGCCCATCAGCAGCCACACCCGCCAGTCGCCGGGCGGCGGCCGCTGCTCGGCCCGCCCGGTCAGCCGCCAGTCCGAAGCAAGGCGCGCGAGATGCACCGGCGGGAGATCCCCGACCACGCTCTTCAGCCAGGATGCGACCCCTGCCGTCCGCGGCGTCTCCGGCATCGCCTGCATGTCGGGCGTCACCTCCGCCGATCCCCCCCGATCCGCCGTGCTGCACGGCCGGTCGGCCGTATCCGCGCTGCCGGCAGGAGACCGGCTGGCGATCTCCCGGCTGAGGGCGCCCAAACGCGCCATGGTGCTCCCGTAATTGTCGCTGATCCGCCCCACGCCACCCTCGAGACTGAAAATGATCGCCGTGAAGAGCGCCGCATGCGCCGCGTCGATCCGCAGGCGCTGCGCGGCGCGCGCCAGATCCGCGTCATCCGTAGGGCGGGAGGGGTCTCTCGCCATGGCAGACTCCGGGCACGGCATCGTCGCCAGAAAGAGCGGGCGGGCGTCCGGCTGCGCCGGGTTCCTCCACAGGGGCGCCGTCTGCAGGCTTTCCCGTCCGCGCCGCCGGTTCGGCCTCGCGCTCCCGGAAACGCTCGACAGCGCGCTGCTCGATGACAGCCTCCAGCTTGACGAGAAGAGAGTGATAGCCCGCATCATCGAGGGTCTCCGCATCGAGCCGTTCCCGGTCCTGCGCCAGCGTCCGGTGCAGGCTGTCGATCTTCTCCAGCGTCCGCACGATCAGCGACATCGCCTCGATAGAGGCCTTCGCATCGGCCTGGGCCACCTTGCGGTCGATCTCCTCGCCCGCCTCCATCTTCTGGCGGTCGGCCTGCTGGCGCAGCATCTGGAACATCTGCATCTGCTCGCGCAGCTCGCGCGTCATGCCGTTCAGCATCTCCAGGAGCGCATCGCCGGCGGGCATGTCGGCCGCCTTCCGGTCGAGGAACAGCCGGATCTCGCCGGCCGTGAGCTTGTCAGCCGTGGGCTCGGCGTCGACGGCGAGCGCCCCGTCATACACACAGCGCTTCGGCCACGCGCCAAACAGCGCCGGATCTGCCTGTCCGTCGATCAT